CGGGCTCTGTTCCTTCCCGTCGATGGTGTACGTAACGCGGATGTCGTGGTTGATCTGGACCGTAGTCGCGAGGAAGATGGTCGTGGAGCTTGTGACCTCACGACCATCCGTATCCCGGACCAGTGAACGGCGCAACTCGATGCGACACTGATACGTCTCAGGCGGCCCGTAGATGGGCTTGGAGTACGCATCCGAGCCGACCCGGTGTTCGATCTGGACCGTGTCGACCATTAGGGAGCGGAGCTCGTAGTCAATCATCGAACCGACCCAGCGTAGGATTGGTGCTCACGATGTCATGCAGCTCCCGGCTGAATGCCGGCTCGACTCGGTCGGAGTTATCCTCCCGAGAGTCCTTGTCTGCATGAGAGATGCCCCCGGCGTACGGAACGGCGAGACTACCATTGGTAGCCATCGAGGCCCGACGCCAAAGCCTCTCGGCGAGTTTCTGGTAGTTAGCCATACGAAACCCGGCCGAGAGGCTGAGGCCTCCAACTGACTTCGAAACCTGCCTGGCGTAGTACGCGGCGACGTTCTCGGCACCACGAGCTGCTGCCCGGATAGGGTTATCGTTCTCCTCGGACAGCAGGTAGGCGATCTCTTCGTCGCTCAACTGCTGGTCCTGAGAGTTCGTGTCCCCTAGGTAGAACCGGACAGCATCCTTCGTGGTAACTGATGGGTCACCGCCATACGACCAGGTCACGCATTGCCACCCTTGGCCTTCTCGCCGGCCTTGGCTTCCTTCTTGGCCGCCTCGGACGTGGGCGAGGGCTTCGCGTCGGAGATCTGAGCGGCCGTCTTAGCCGCGTTCTTCTCCGTCTTGGTTGGCTCGGTGCTCTTGGGGTCACCAGGAGCGGCGGGCTTGACGTCGCTGACCTTCAGGGGCGGGTTGGAGTCATCGACGATCTCGTTCCCGTCCTTGTCGGTCGTAGCCACGACGCCGTCATCACCTGGGGTGACTTCGGCATCGGTCCCGTCGTCTTCGGGCTTGGCGGGGGTCGACTGGGGGTTACCCTTGTCGTCCTCCTCCTCGTCCTCCTCCGACTCCTGAGCCCTGAGCGCAGCTTGGTGAGCCGCCTCGGCTGCCTCTTCGGCCTCCTTGGCGTCCTTCTTGGCCTGCTTCGGGTCGAAGGGTTCGGACGTCGGGGTGAAGCCGGTCGTCCCTTGCGGATCGATCACGACCTTGCCCTTGGCATCCTCGACCGCGTCGTCAATCCCAGCTGCTGCGGGCTTGGTGTTCGGGTCCGGCTCGTGCGAGACACCAGTGGTGCCCTGCGGATCGATCACCGGCTCCTTGGTCTCGGGGTCCTCTCGCGCATCGTCGATGCCGCCCGGATCCGCACTCGTGCCACCACCCGAGGGCGCTGGCTCTGTGGACGTGCCAGTCGTACCCTGGGGATCGATACCCCCAGTAGCAGCGAATGGTTGAACGGGCTTCGACGAGGGAGATCGCGCCGGAGCCCGTTCCTCATTCGGGTCGCGCCGCGGGATGATGATACCCCGCCGCACGAGAAGCGCAGCCGAACCGGCCTGCTCCTCCGTGATGATGTCACCCGGTCGGCGAAGCTCACCCTGGAGGGTGACCGCCTTCCGACTGACGACGATGTACTCCTGCTGGGGCTTCTCAGCCCCAGCAGCAGCGTCCTTGTCTTCTGCCATGTCGACCTCGCTTACGCGACAGCGGAGGCGAAGAAGACACCCAGGTCCGTCGAGACGGCCTTGATGTCGAACGCCATCTCACCCTCGATGCGGTCGGACTTGATGTGCTCCATCCGGAACCGGCTGATGCGGGAGCCGAATGCACTCGCACCGAGGTAGCCGTTCCACGAGAAGATGTATCCCGCGGAAGGCGTCAGCAGGCCCGCGTTCGGGGCTGCGTAGGCCAGGAGCATCGACTTCCCGTACAGGAAGCCGAACGAGTCCGCCGCGCCTTCGGCGCCGGTGTTCTCGATCGCCATCGGGACCACGACCTTGTCGACCTCGAACAGCGCGGCGAGGAGGTCGTTGGTGACGATACCCCGCTGCGTGTACTTGATCCGGTCGATGATGTCGGGATGGTCCATGAGCGCTGCGTGCACCTGGGGACCCATGACGAGGACGTTGGGCACGAAGCCCGTCTTCGCAGCCATGGCCAGGCGCTGGGCGCGGACGACCTCGATCGGGTTCGAGGCCGCATCGTTGAACTGGAGGAATTGGTTCGCAACGGGACCAGCGGCCACACCGGTCTGATCCGTGTTCGCCCAGATCCCCGTCCCGAAGAAGGACGTGATGAACTTCTTCTCCCGGAAGAGCATCAGCTCGCGGGAGACGATCAGGGTCGCGTCGCGATCCAGGTCGAGCTGGGAATCGACTCGAGCGCGGTCCTGATCGGCGACGTCCTTGTGGACGGCGTAGACCCGAGCGTTGTACGAGTCGGTCGTGACGGTCCA